AAATCAAAAGGAAATGATAAACATACTAGAGTTAACAGTGTTTCTCCACTGTTTGAGTCCGGGAGAATATATGCTCCTAAAGAAATGGAATTTGCACAAGAAGTCATTGAAGAATGTGCAGCGTTTCCATATGGCGACCATGATGACTTGGTCGACTCTATGACTCAAGCGGTGATGAGATTCAGACAAGGTGGTTTGATACAACACCCTGAAGACTATCAGGATGAAGAGCTGCCACAGAAACAGAGGACGTATTATTAATGGGTAAACTTGCACAATTTTTATTATCACTTGGAAACTTAGTTAGAACTGGTGGCATCAAAAAAATAGAAGATGCTTTTAAATTTGCTAAGAATGAATTTGGTGAAGTAACACCATTGCTTAAAAAACAAATTGAGAGAGTATTCTCAAGAGGCAAGAAGCAGGAACCAGGCACCAAGAAACAAGGTGACGTAGTTCCTTTTACAAAAAAACAAGATACACCGGATCAGGCTCCAGGGCTTGAAAGCTTAAAGAATCCATTTAGAACCGGAGGTGGTTTGGATCCGGTAACAGGAATCACTAGAGCATTAGCTAGAAAAATTTTAACTAGAAAAGGAATTGAGATCGGTAAGAAAGATCCAATAGATGCGTTTACCGATACTTTTGGTGAAGCAATAGGTGATGTTAAAAATCTTGCAGAAGAAATGATAGAAATAGATGCAAGAGGTGGTGGTATGAAAGATATGGATCAGATGTTAGAAATAGAAGGTTTGTTTGATATTCCTGTGCCTAAGAATCCATCAAAAGGATTAACAGATAAAGAGATGTTAGACTTAATGGAAGAGACAGAACAAGAAGATATTTTGAAAAAGTTTGATCCAGAAGATAGAAAACCAAACGCAGAGGGCGGACTAAATTATTTGATGGGGATGTAATGAAGATAGGCGAATATGAACAGATGATGGCCTATCTAACTCGTCCAGGCGGTCGTGCTAATTTAGCTGATGGCACAGAAAAAATAGTAAAGCCACCGAAGTCTATGCAAGTAGACACTACTACAAAAAATCCAATGCCAGATTATAATATAAATGATTTTAGAAACGATGCTGAGATATTTGTTTTAGCATATCATAATAATACTTTACCGACAGCTGACATCGCAGATAGGTTAAATGCTTTTGCAAAAAAAGGTGTTGATGCAGGAACTTTCTCTATGCAAGAAGCAGCTGACACTGTTAAAGAATTACAATTTTATTTTCAAGACAGAGCACAAAAACAAAGACTACGTGATGTTGTACCTGAAGGTATTGGCACTATAAACAGAGAAGAATTTTCCAAAGGTGGAGTCGCAGAATATTTATCTACTTTAAAACCTGGGTCAGTTATTAATACATACGAGTTAGGTAAAAAATTTAATGTAGCTCCGGCTACAGTAAGGGGACAAGTAGAAAGAAATTTTCCAGAACTAAAATTACAAACTGCAGAAGAATCTGCAGTTAAAGCTGCAGAAAAAAGAAAAGAATTATACAAAAAAAGAACTTCTGATTTACCTATTATAGAAACTAAAATTAGAGGTAAAGGTAAAGAGGCCAAAACTAAAGGTAGAGATGTAGTAGGTATTAGGTGGCCTAATAAAAAAATGGAAGAAAATTATATAAAAGATTTAAAAGAAAAATATTCTGGTAAGTTAGGAGAAAAAGGATTAACTAATCCTCAACTTGCTGAAAAATACTTTGGCTCAAGTTCCGTAGCAGATGTAAGTAGAGTAGAAAGAATAAATAATTTTTTAACTAAAGATTTAAATTTAAAATTTAAAAAAGGTGATCCAAATATTGTAAAAGAAAAAAGAAAAAGAAGATTAGATATTGTACAAGGTGGTAAAAAATTTACAGGAACAGATGAGATTCCTTTTCACCACATTATGCCTATAGGTGGAGAAGTAGATTTAACTACGAAAGACGTAGCATTTATTAATAAGCAGATGAATTCTAAACTAGCTCCATACAATACAAAATTAAATGACATCGCGGACGCAATTAGTAATCAATTAAACAATCAAGAACCTGGATATCTAAATAGAGTTGATGAATTAAATAATCAAGCAGGACAAATAATTGAAAGTGTAAAACTAAGACTTCCTAAAAAGTATCAAAATTATATCGGATTCAATAGATTAGATCCTATCATAGATGAATATGGAACACCTATTAGAATGAATGTTACAAGAGTTGGTGTTGATGATTCAAAATCTTTAGCAGGTAAAACAGGACAAGCTCAGAAACTAGAAACACTTACTCAAAAAAGTCTGATGGATCAGATAAAAGATTTAAATATAAAAATACCTAAGTCTGATTTACTTCAATTAGGAAGTAAATTACCTGGACCATTTAAATTATTAAAAGGTTTTGAAGATGGAGGTATAGTATCTAGACAAAATTTAGGTAGAGGTTATCTAGCAGGTGGTCTAAAAAGTTTAGGTAAAAAATACAAAGGCTCAACTCTAGAAGCTATTTTAGAAAATCCAAAATTAATGGGGGCTGAAATTGGATATGAAGGTATTGCAGAAATACTTAGACTATTTGGATTATATTCAGTAGGTGGTCGTGTTGGTTTCGCAGATGGACTTAAAGATCCAAGTAAAAGAAAGAAGTAATGTATTCAAAAGGTAAAAAGAGTGGCCCACCACCAAAGTCAGGACCCATGCCTCAGGGCTTGAATTTATCCTATAATACTGTTAAACAAGTAAAACTTACGGAGAAAATAAATGGCAACAGACAAATCGCTTCCAAACGAACCAAGAAAAACATTTGAAGTTCCAGGTGAAGAAGAAATACAAGAGCAGGTAGTAGAGACAATTGAAGAGCAACAAGAGGCTCCTGGTCCTGTAGAAGTACAAGAAAATGAAGATGGATCAGTAGACATTGACTTAGATCCACAAGCTGCATCACCTGAAGGTGGTGATGAGCATTATGCAAACTTAGCAGATTTTTTACCTGATGATGTATTAGGAAGATTAGCATCAGACTTAAATTCAAAATACCAAGACTACACTTCTTCAAGGAAAGATTGGGAGCAAACTTACACAAAAGGTTTAGACCTTTTAGGTTTTAAATACGACAATAGAACAGAACCTTTCTCAGGTGCATCAGGTGCAACTCACCCAGTTTTAGCTGAAGCAGTTACACAGTTTCAAGCATTAGCATACAAAGAATTATTACCGGCTAACGGACCCGTTAGAACACAAATTATAGGAGCACCGTCTGCTGAAAAAACAAGTCAAGCAGAACGTGTTAGAGATTATATGAATTATGAAATCATGGAGAAGATGAAAGAATACGAACCTGAGTTCGACTCTATGTTATTTCATTTACCACTTTCAGGTAGTACATTTAAAAAAGTTTACTACGATGAAATGGAACAAAGAGCAGTATCAAAGTTTGTTCCAGCAGATGATTTAATTGTTCCGTACACAGCTACCTCATTAGATGATGCGGAAGCAATTATTCATCGTGTAAAAATTTCAGAAAACGATTTAAGAAAACAACAAGTCGCTGGTTTCTATAGAGACATTGAAATTGGAAAACCTGCGGACAAAGAAACTGATGTTGAACAAAAAGAAAGAGAACTCGAAGGAGTTTCTAAAACTTCAAACGAAGATGTTTATACTTTGTTAGAATGTCATGTTGATTTAGATTTAGAAGGTTTTGAACATACAGATCAAAATGGTGAGCCGTCAGGAATTAAGATTCCATATATCGTAACTCTTGAAGAAGCATCAAGAGAAATATTATCTATCAAAAGAAACTATGAAATAGGTGATCCGAATAAAAATAAAATACAATATTTTGTACACTTTAAATTTTTACCGGGTTTAGGTTTTTATGGTTTTGGTTTAATTCACATGATCGGTGGATTATCAAGAACAGCTACAGCTGCATTAAGACAATTGCTAGACGCAGGAACTTTATCTAATCTACCTGCCGGATTCAAGATGCGTGGTATCAGAATCAGGGATGATGCACAATCAATACAGCCAGGTGAATTTAGAGATGTAGATGCACCAGGTGGTAACCTAAGAGATTCTTTCATGATGCTTCCGTTTAAAGAACCATCACAAACATTACTATCATTGATGGGTGTTGTGGTTTCAGCAGGACAAAGATTTGCATCTATTGCTGATATGCAAGTTGGAGAAGGCAATCAAAATGCTGCAGTTGGAACTACAGTTGCATTATTAGAACGTGGATCAAGAACAATGTCGGCGATTCACAAAAGAATTTACTCTGCTTTAAAAAATGAATTTAGAATTATGGCTAGAGTATTCAAGTTATATCTACCTCAAGAGTATCCGTATGATGTAGTTGGGGGTCAAAGAATGATTAAACAATCCGACTTTGATGATAGAGTAGATATATTGCCAGTTGCTGACCCCAACATTTTTTCACAAACACAGCGTATATCCCTCGCGCAATCAGAACTGCAGCTGGCACAATCTAATCCACAAATGCACAACATGTATCAAGCGTACAGAAATATGTACGAAGCATTAGGTGTAAAAAATATTGATCAAATATTAGTAAGACCACAACCACCACAACCAATGGATCCTGCTTTAGAACACATACAAGCTTTAGGTGGTGGACAGTTTCAAGCGTTTCCAGGTCAAGATCATAGATCACACATTACAGCTCATTTAAATTTTATGGCAACTAATATGGCTAGAAATAATCCGATGGTTATGGCAAGTTTAGAGAAAAATATTTTTGAACATATTAGTTTGATGTCACAAGAACAAGTCGAGTTAGAATTTAGAGATGAGTTAATGCAGTTACAACAAATGCAAATGCAGGCACAAGCTAATCCGATGATGGCTCAACAGATACAAATGCAAGTTATGCAGCTAACACAAAAGATTGAAGCAAGAAAAGCTCAACTGATTGCTGAAATGATGGAAGATTTTATGAAGGAAGAGAAGAAAATTACTTCACAATTTGATAATGACCCTATCGCTAGTCTAAGATCAAGAGAATTAGACCTTCGAGCACAA